GGGGTGTTCTCAAAGGTGGGTCTGTTAAGACCACTTTACACTATGCGTCTTGAGACGCAATAGTTTACGAATGAAAATATCATTATTAACATACAGTATGCAATATTAATAATAATAAGAAAGAAATATAAAATAATGTGATTATTTTTGGTTAGCTTATAGCCCGTCTCCACAACGTTTTAACCGTTTTCCTTCGGTATAAATAAATAATAAAATAAAAGAACAAACACAAGTGAATTATAGAAACAAGCTTTGGGCACCTTGTCCTACCATATTAAGGCCGGAAGAGATTTTCCCAACAGGTCCAGGAATAAAAGATCCTAGACCAGTCGCTTGCATGTATAATTTGAGTACCCTTTGCCAGAAATCTTCATTATGAAAATAATCGACAGCAATGGGTATTTGTGAGCAAATAATTCTGTAAGTTTCCAAGGCTTTAGGATCAAATGAAGGGGATGATCTTGTGTAATCATAAATGTTGTTACCAGAATTAACCTGGTACTCGACACAAGACCATGCCTTAAATACAAATGATGTTGTACCTGCGGAAATCTTAACTATCATACCTTCCATATCACCAAAACCAATGATACGGCCATTTAATTGGCCATAATCGTGAGTTCCGATGGTACTGGGTACGGCAGCAAGCCCAGTTAGAATAGGCTTAAAATCCCATGACGGGTTTGAATGAGTTGCGATGGTGTACATTCCCATGTTAGCAGGTGTACAAAAGTTATTGGGGCCAACAGCTCCAGTCGATTGTAAACCTCGAATGGTATAGGACATGGCGTTACCGCCAGTACCACCGACATCCTCATCTGCAGTAAGTGTTACTGGAAATTTCCAGGTTGTTAAAGAACCAGACCATTGAGTAGCATTTGATGTACAAATCATCTCGAAACAGTTTGAAATTGTTCTAAAACGTTCACAAATTGCAGCTTCATTCCCTACAGGGAAAAGAGTCGTACTGTCTCCATAGTATTCAGGTGTCCATGAAGTTAGGGCATCTGGAAAATGATTAGTTGCACCATTGGCCCACCAAAAAGCAACACCTGGTGTAGGTAAAATCATAATATACTGATCCTTAGTGGCATCTTGGGCCCAAGAATTAGTATATCGATGACGCTTTGTGATGGTTCTACCAAAGAACTGATCAGGAACACCTGCAACAGACTCAGCTTCAAAATCTGGAGCTGCGAAGGCACACTTTAGAAACGCTAAACCATCGGGTGTAGACGCCATAGGTTTAGATCGACTCCTCATATTATTTTGCTTACGTGATTTACGTTGACGCTTTTGAGGCATATTATAAATTAATAATAATTAAATTTAGATTCGTAAACTACCGCGCGGTAAGACGCGGTAGTGTTTTATTTCTTTAAATTTATTTTAGGCTTCTTGCTAGACTTTATAGGTTTAGCAGTAGCCTTAGGAACATGATGGCTGAACTGACACTTGTCACCGAATTTACATGTGACATTCTTAGCGATGAAACGGCAAAGACCGATCTTAAGCTTGGATTTCTCCTTAATCAAGGTTGGAATGGTTTTACGAGGTTGAGCATAAACTAATTCTCGACCAACAATCGCATCAATTAAGACTTTCATGTCAGTATGAATCAAATCAGTTTTATACAAGTCTTCAAGCTTTGTAGCAGCTCGAAAACTATCTTCAATCTTCTCCATTTCCGATATCGTAATACCGAGATTATCAGCAACTACAGAAACTGCATAATCATAATCACTTGGAGGAACAAATTGAACGTTTGAATCATATTTCGACCAATAAGATCGATCAACCAAAGTCGCAGCATATTGACGATGTTTATCAATTTGCATGCGTGGTGTAACACCTAATTGTAAAGGATGAAATCCTAAACTTTTAGGTGCCAAACGTTCAACAGTTCGAGCCCAAAGTGTAATGATTGGTGTATTCGAATCTGTAGCGAGAATACCAATGGCCTTGCGGTAAAGCACAAGCGCACTTGGAACAATCTTGGGTGTTGCTGTGAGATGCAATTTACGAAATTGCCTCAATACATCACAGACACTCTCATCAGTTGTCCAAGGGTCCAAATATATACGACCAAGAAAGGGAACTGGATTCCCTTTATCAATTGCCTCGGCGTCAAAAGACATACCGAACTTAGCAGTTGTTTGCAATAGAGTATTAGGTGGAAGATCGAAAGTTACTCCATCATCACCACCATAGACACCAAGATTTTCATAAGCTTCTTCAGGTCCATAGTGATGACGCAATGCACAATAGTTCAAAAAGGCATTAATTGTTGATCCTAAGACACTAGTGATCGTAGATCCAGATAAGATAGTATCTCCTGTATCATACGATGCACCATGTGCTGTTGTAGCACGAATGTGTCTTTCTTTGTTTTCCAGTCTGCGGATAGCATCATGATATTTAGCAGGATAAGCTCGTAATAGACAAGTCAGAAATAAATCACGCAAAAAGCCACGAATAGAACCATCTAATTTGTTTGCATCAGTTGGTACAGCATATTTTGAATTTCGTGCTTTTGCGCTGAGTAAATAACTAATCTGTCGAGGAGTCCTGCCGAAGGCATACCAATGGCTTGGTTTAAGTATAGCATCCATAAATGGATACATAAACTGTCCAAGACTAAAGTTGTGATCCATAGGTAATGTTGATATATTACGTGGATGAGCAACTTTTGGATATGCTTCTGCTTTCTGGAAAGATTTCACTTTTGGATCAACCATAAGCATAGTGTTCTTCACTTGCTCAATTAACGCTCTTTGAGTGGGTCGATTAAATTTGGCTGCCATTTCATCATGGTTCAGCGGGGCTAAGGTTTCAACAGAGGCAAGAGGAACTAGATGTTTACTAAATTCATTGAAGAATGTATAGTAAATAGGTGGTAATCTAGGCTCTTTGTTCCTAGGTTCATCTATACGGCCGGCTATGCATGCTTTATCATTATTAAATGATTTGGCAGGTGAGAACGTGTTACCGCAGTAACCCGGCCAAATAGCACGCATAGACGTCTTGCCGTCCTCTGTTACAAAAGGCCCAACAGCTTGGTAGGTATGTTGGTCTACACAAGGTGTAATAATAAGTGGGGCCTTACCAAACATTTCCGGTGCACGCTTGTAAGCATCGAAAAATAATGCAGCAGAATCTAAAGGTGAATTGACCTTCGCATGATTAAATACGCGTTCAATTTGACCTAAATTAGGTTCTTTGCATTCAGCAGTCCTTATGAATGCTGTGGAGAATGTACTACTAGATATAGTACAAGATTGAAACTCTCCAAGTTTGGCAATGCTATAATAGCATTTTGTTGAAGTGCCTTCACTCTGAGTGTAGCGAGTAAAAGCAACTCCAGCATGGTTAAATTTACGACGATTAAGACGCTTACCCGGCAATAATCGTGCAAATGGGCCATACACTTTCCGAATAGGATTAAGGAAAATGATACGACGATCATCTGAAATCTTAACTTGTTCCACTAAATAAAAGACAGAAAAGAACAAGTGATCAATAACAAGATGATCAGTATCAAAATCCCAACAGGGATGACGATATCTAGCACCTCCATTTATAACAGTCTCGATGGTATCATCTTGATGTGTACAATATACACCCTCTGTTGTTGGTCCAGCTGGAGCCAAAGGCAAGAAAGTGTACATAAGTACAGGATGACCTCGTAATTCACGAGTCAAATCAACATAATAATCAACATCGGTCATGGTAATAATATTATTACTACCAGCTGTTTGATATGAAGGAGCCATCTGTAAATCCTTGACTGTATGATAATAACGTGATCCTGCAGCTGCTTGAGTACGTTGTGTTTTACTCATAGAAACTGAGAATGGTGTTAAACCAATACAGTGCGAAAAGTGATCCATAAATGTGTTGGCCTTGCATCGTAGACTTGCTGCTACTGGGTGACTATGATTACGTGGAGTGTTATGAGTCATAATCGCCAGACAGTTTTCGTCTTTAAATCGCTGACGCAAATCCGGTAAAATATCGGATGAGCAGGTGTTAATCAGCAATGTTTCCAAAGGAATAACGATGCGTGATGTTAGGATGTAATTTACATTTGAGCGCTGATGATATACTACAGCACCACCTAACAAAACCATGGCAACTTTCAAGTTGCAAACCTTAGCAGTAACATTCTTAATGTTACTTCCTAGTCCTACTAGGGTTCCTTTAAATAAATTTAAAGAAGTTTTAACGTTACACACCAAAATATTTTCAGCAAACATTTCAATAACGGGTTAAA